ACATGGCGCAATGAATTCAAGACTGATGGTTTTGCTTCGGTGAAGTACACTGGTCGTGATGAACTTTTTATCATCCCCCAAGAATCTAACAAGATTGAAGAGGGTGAGTTAACAGTCAATGGTGATGCAAACGCTAAAGCCATTGCAAGAAACTTCAGCAAATTCTTGAACGTTAAGAAGACTAGTCGGGTTCTCCTGAACCGATTCATCGGCTACGTTGCGTAAGTTGTTGATTTTACAGGGAAAAATAAACCCCTACAAAGTGTAGGGTTTTCCAAGAAAGTGTTGACATTTATTCCCGTTTATGGAATAATACATTATATTGAGTGGTTAGGTTTATTATGGAGAATGTGATGGCAAAAAGCGATATGGCTTTTCGTGAGACTTTTGAGGCTAAGATGCATGAGATGTATCCCGATGTTAAAACAAAGGGTATTGTCAGTCGTCCACAGCTAATGAAAGTTATGGATCAACTTAACACAGAGAAATTCCCTCTGTGGCTTATGGCGACTAAAGCTGGTCGTGGCTTGTACGCCATCGATGGTAATGCTGCAGTTGCATCAAAACCTGAAGTGAAAGAATCATTCCAAGTGGACTTGACAAATACAGACTCGCTCATCCCAAAGAAGGATGCAAACTTTGTGCCATTCGGCAACTACACTGACTTGGAAAACATCATCAAGTCCAAAATCTTCTATCCAGCTTACATCAGTGGTCCAACTGGTAATGGTAAGTCGACGATGATTGAACAAATTTGTGCCAAGCACAAGCGTCCACTGATTCGTGTGAACTTGAACATGATGACCGATGAAGAACAACTCATCGGTACCAAGACTCTGGAAGATGGCAACGTGTCCATCGTAGAAGGTCCAGTGCTCATTGCTATGCGCAATGGTACGACTCTGTTGCTTGACGAAATTGATGCTGGCTCTGCCAACACTCTGTTGTGTTTGCAACCAATTCTTGAGGGTAAGCCATACTACTTCAAGTTGAAGAATGAGATGATCATTCCAGCAGAAGGTTTCAACATCTTTGCTACTGCCAACACTAAGGGTAAAGGCTCAGACGATGGTCGATATATCGGTACCAACGTTCTGAACGAAGCATTCTTAGAGCGTTTCGCTGTAACTTTCGAACAGGATTATCCTTCTGCCAAAATCGAGCAGAAGATTATCGAGAATCTGATGGTTTCCTATGGTTGTGAAGACCAGGAATTCGCAGAGACATTGGTGAAGTGGGCTGACGCTATCCGTCGCACCTTTGCCGATGGTGGTGTGGATGAAACAATTACGACTCGTCGTATGATCCACATTGTACGTGCTTACGCTATCTTTAAGAAGCGTGAGAAGGCTGTTGAACTCTGTTGTAATCGTTTCGATTCGGCTACTAAAACAGCCTTTATCGACCTCTACGACAAGGTTGCAGCCCCTGCTCCCGAGCCTGAAGTGCTGATTATGCCCACAGCTACAAACCCAACGGACGAGATTCCCTTCTAATCCGTAGGGGATTACAAATACTTGTTGACTTGTAATCCCCTTTGTAGTATACTAATGTCTTATCTTGAAAAATCTTTGTAAAAGGAAATATATTATGTTGAAATTCGCTGCTTTGTCCCTCGCCCAAAAACGTTTCGTTGTCGCTGTTTTGGAAGCCCATCCACAGTACAAGAAGTCTCCCGAAATCACTTTGAAAGAATGCGCCTCCATCTATTACGTCCTGCGTGAACAACGCACTGGCTCTAAAGGTGAGAAGATCGGTTATCCAAACTGGTTGTTCGCTGCAAACAAAGTTGAGCGTGGTTTGTACCAACTGCCTGTTCCAACTGCAGATGAACTGAAAGCGTTCCACAAGGAAGTTGCAGACAAGAATACTGCACCTGTCGCTAAGGCTAAAGCTAAAGTTGCAAAACTTGCTAAGGCTAAGACTGTCAAAGTCAAGTCCACTCCAGAAGCTAAGGCTGCTGTCACAGAGACTAAGACTGACATCAATCGTCTGCAAAAGATTATCGATGAGTCGATGTCTTATGACGACGAGACTGAAGACTTCAACCAGATCCTTCGTGAGAATGGTATCGAAGTCTAATTACAAATAGGTTACTTTTCTGCTGACAGAGGACACCATCCCTCTGTTGGCATTTTTTCGTTGATGGTTTATTATGGAGTTATTATATGTCTAAACAAGCTAAGCTGTTGAACCACCTTTCCACTGGTGCTGAACTTACTGCCAAGCAAATTGCAGGCTCATTTGGTTTGAAGAATCCACATCGTGCGATTCACCTGTTGCGTTCACAAGGGCATTGTGTTTATAGCAACGCTGCTAAATTGGCAGACGGCACAGAGACTACTAAGTATCGTATTGGTAAGCCAAGCAAGCGCATGGTCGCTGCTGCAAACGCTATCCTTGGTGCTTCTGCATTCTCACGAGGCTAATCGAATTGGGGTTGGAGAAATCCAGCCCCGTTTCTGGAGATATAATGGCTACACCTGACGAAGTAAAAAAGTCACAGAAGGCTACCACTGGTGGTCGCAAATTTGATGGTGGTAAACTGCAATATGGTTTACTACCTCCACTCGCTTTAGCTGAGACTGTAAAGGTACTCACATTTGGTGCTGAGAAGTATGAACCAGATAACTGGAAGCAAGTTCCAGATTCTAAGCGTCGTTATTTCGATGCGGCGCAACGTCATCTCTGGGCATACAAAGATAATGAAGAACTAGATCCCGAATCAGGTATCCACCACTTGGCACACGCAATGTGTTGTTTAATGTTCTTGTACGAACACGATGTAAAATACTCAAAGGAATAATATGAGTCTGTGGTCTTGGGAAAAGAAAGAGGATGACCAGTCCTATAAACTGGCTACTGAAAATGTTAAACTTCAACAGAAGAACAATCATTTAGAGGATCAGATTAAAAAATATCAAGAACGACTTGAGGGCGAATTCGCTAGTGCCAGTTTCTCTGTAGACTGGGCTGCTATGAACGTGTTCTCGATCGAACGTAACATCACTGGTCTAGATGGACATAAAACCATTCTTGGATATATGTTATCTGAACCTTACACTACTAGCGATGGCTCTATTACATCTACAGATGTTGTTCGTGAGTGGACTCTGTACTGTTCACACAAAGAACATGAGCGTCTTGTCGCTGAGTTCAATCTGTACAAAGCATCAAAATATATTTGGCTGGAAGAGCCTTTTGACGTATAATCTTTTATACATAGTATATTATTAACTGGAGAAAATATGAAATTATCTAAAGAAACAACTGCCCTAATCAAGAACTTTGCTAGTATCAATAGCAACTTGCTCTTGAAAGCAGGCAACAAGTTGGCGACTATCTCTGCGCAGAAGAACGTTATGGCAGACGCAACTGTGTCTGAAACATTCCCAGACTTCGGCATCTACGACTTGAATGAGTTCTTGGGCGCGATGTCTTTGTTTGACGATCCTGAATTGGACTTCAGCGAAAAGTATGTTACCATCAAACAAGGTAGCATGAGCATTAAGTATTTCGCTGCTGATGCAAGCGTATTGACTGCTCCACAAAAGTCTATCACATTCCCAGATGCTGAGATTCAATTCTCTGTTACTGCTGCAATGTTGAATATGATTCATCGCACTGCTTCTGTCCTTCGTGCTGCTGACGTTTCTATCGTTGGTGATGGCTCTACAATTACTGCTGTTGTTGGTGATAAGAAGAATGCAACTGGTAACTCTTACAGCGAGCCAGTCGGTACAACTGACAAGAACTTCAAAGTTAATTTGAAAGTAGAAAACCTGAAGATGATTCCAGGTGATTACACCGTAAGTATCTCAAGCAAGAAAATCTCTCGCTTTAAAGGTAATGGCGACTTGGTTTATTACGTAGCTGTTGAAGCTGACTCTTCTTTCGACTTCTAATCTAGAGGTTTTATATTATGCCTAAGTTGAAAAACTTGGTTGCGAAATTGTGGAGAAAATCTGCCGATGACCACAAACATATGACGGTATATGGTCATCGGGAACTCACAAAATTTAAGTGTGTTGTTTGTAAAAAAGATGGATATCTTTCAGAAGCATACTTAAAAAGTAAGAGAGATAAGAAGCATGGTAATGATATTCGTCCTTACCATGCTGACTGTTATATAAAGACTAATGGTAAATATCTCCCAAGAACAGAACCCAGCGCAACTTTATTTGAATTTTTGAAAGATTGATTATGATTGAATCACGTGAAGAACAGTTTCTGTGGGTAGAGAAATACCGTCCACAAACGATCGATGAATGCGTCCTGCCTGATGCATTGAAGAAGACGTTTAAAGAGTATATTGCTCAGGGCGAGCTACCCACCTTTTTATTCTCTGGTACTGCTGGTGTAGGTAAGACTACTGTAGCAAAGGCTCTCTGTAATGAGATCGGCGCTGAGTATATCATGGTGAACGGTTCCGAGGAAGGTCGTTCGATCGATGTTCTTCGAACTACCATCAAAGGTTTTGCAACAACTGTTTCATTGACAGACGCCAAGAAGATTATCATTATCGACGAAGCCGACTATATGAATGCCCAGTCAGTTCAACCTGCCTTGCGCTCATTTATCGAAGAATACAGTAACAACTGTCGCTTCATCTTTACTTGTAACTACAAGAATAAGATTATCGAACCTCTTCATTCTCGTTGTGCTGTTATCGACTTTAAAATTGATAACAAAGATAAACAGCAACTTGCTGGTACATTCTTTAAACGTGCCACACAGATCCTGAAACAAGAGGGTATTGAATTCGATCCAAAGGTAGTGGCTGAATTAGTTACTAAATACTTTCCTGACTATCGTCGTATGTTGAATGAACTTCAACGCTACGCTGTTTCTGGTAAGATCGACTCTGGCATTCTTTTGAATCTGAACGAAGAGTCCTATAAAGACTTGGTGAAGAATCTTAAAGAGAAAGACTACGCTAATGTTCGTAAGTGGGTTGGTAAGAACTCAGATGCTGACACAGTCTCTTTGTTCCGAGAGTTGTATGACACTTCTGCTGCGACAATGGAAGCAGGATCTATCCCATCATTGGTTTTGATTCTAGCCGACTATCAGTACAAAGCTGCATTCGTTGCTGACCATGAACTAAACATCATGGCTGCTTTGACTGAGATTATGATGCAATGTAAGTTCAAGTGAGGTTGATATGGAAGATTTTTTATCTATCTTTGGTGTCTTCGCTTTAGGGTTTATCTTAGGATGGGTTCTCCGTGAGGAGATGGCAAAACGCCGAGTTGACTACATAATGAAACAGCTTGGTGAAGATCTAGAGAATCTAGAGAATACCGCTAAAGACTTAATCCAGATTAAGATTGAACGACACAGTGGTCAATATTATGTCTTTAATAAAGAGACTGATGAGTTTATGGCTCAGGCTATGACTCGTGCTGAACTAGAAGATTCATTGGCTGCGCGTTATCCAGAAAAACGATTCGCTGCAACTCCAGAGAATCTTAAAGAAGTTGGATTCGCTAAATGAGTCCATTTGATTATGTGAAAGCTATCAACGAAACTAAAGTTGATTTACTATCAGGAGATCCAGAAGCAGTTAAAGACTATAACAAGGTGAAGTTTATCGTGAACCGAGCCTTGGGATATTTCCCCGATACAGTTATGCAAGCCAATCAGATGAACCAACATCATGATTGTCCAGCTGACTGGCAATTTTCTTTTTTCCTAAATACTATTTCTAAGAAGCGACGTTTCAGCAAGTGGGCAAAAGCCGATGCTGAATCATCTTCTTTAGAACTCGTAAAAGAGTACTATGGGTATTCAAGCGAAAAGGCGAAAGAGGCATTGAATGTCCTTTCCGATGAACACTTGATTATGATAAAAGAAAAATTATACAAAGGTGGAAAATCATGACTGTTGAAGTGATTTATTACGACTGGACTCCTGAGTCCATGCTCGAGGTGACGTTGCCAGAACCAGATGCATTCCTGAAGGTTCGTGAAACTCTAACCCGTATCGGGATTGCCTCCAGAAAAGAACAAAAGCTATATCAATCTTGCCATATTTTACATAAGCAAGGTCGATACTTCATCGTGCATTTCAAGGAATTGTTTGCGCTCGATGGTAAAGAATCGAACATCACTGCTGGTGATATCGAGAGACGTAATGCTATTACTGGCTTGCTGCAGGACTGGGATCTGTTAAAGATCCTAAATACTACGCAGGCAGAGCAGAAAGCATCACTGTCTCAAATTAAAGTGGTCTCTTACAAAGAGAAAGACCAATGGGAATTGGTACCGAAATATAACATAGGAAAAAAATCAAAATGATTAAACTTGAACTTGAAATTAATGAAGTAAATACTATTCTTGCTGTATTGGGTAAGCACCCATTCGAAGAAGTTGCTAACTTGGTTGTTAAAATTAAACAACAAGGTGATCCACAAGCAATGGCACAAGCACCAGCAGCTGAAACTCCAGCTGCTTAAAGAACCCACCTTAGGGCTGTTGTCGTCTACGGTATAGGCGTCCGTGCAATTGAACTGACATACGTAATTGTCGCCAGATAAAGTAACTGGCACCTGTCTTGCCTTCGGGGAGACAATTTTATCACTTACTCGCTTAATAGGAGAAACGCAAAATGAATAAACCATTCACACCATCATTCTTTAGCCAAGACACTTTCAAGGACTTTGATAAGTTCTTCGTAGGTTTCGATGAACAATTCGAGAAAATGCAAACCTTGCATGACGATTTGACAAAGAATATCCCAAACTACCCACCATTTAACGTTCGCAAGAGCGGTAATACTTACACAATTGAGATTGCTGTAGCTGGTTTCGCGCAAAACGAAATCGATGTGACAATCGATGGCGGTAAGCTAATCGTTAAAGGTAACGTAGAGTCTAAAGAAGCAGAAGATAACTTCTTGTTCAAAGGTATTTCTAATCGCGCGTTTACTCGTGCTTGGGCTATCGGTGACCAGTATGAAGTTAAAGATGCTGAAATCTTCAATGGTATGTTGAAGATTGCTTTGGATAAATTAGTTCCAGAAGTTCCAAAAGCTAAAAAGGTTCCAGTTAAGGCTGGCACTGGTAAGCAATTTCTAAACGAAGGTGAATGATGTTACAAGCACTAAAACAATTCTTTGTTTATGTGTTCCGTGACCGAACTCAATCGTTAGAAGAATATATTCTAGCTCATAACCCTCGAACGTCATTACATGTCGAACAATTAGAACGACAGTACTACGCCCGAATGGGTCGAAATAGAATGATCTAATCAATGGGGCGCAAGCCCCATCTTCAATTATGATTCCAAGAAAATTATCCCAATTAGATGAGGACAAACTTGTAGTACATTTAACATCACTACAAGGAGAAGACCGTCGCCTACGATTCGGTGCTGTAGTATCTGATAACTACATTGAACATTACATTCATTCTTCTTTTGATACTCAGTCAAAATGGTTTGGGTGCGAAGACCAAGATGGAAATCTTATTGCTGCCTGCCACGCTGCAGTAAAGGGAGATGATGCTGAATTAGGTTGCTCTGTTGATAAACAATATCGTGGATGTGGACTAGCTCAAGAGATGTTTGATCGTGCTGTAACTTGGTTACGCACGCAAGGCATCAAAGAAGTATTCATGCACTGCCTTACTGAGAACCAAGTCATGAGACATATCGCTCGAAAGAATGATATGACAATCGTTAGTGAGTATGGCGAGTCTGATGCTGCTGTTGGTATTCAACCAGCTACTACAGCGACTGTGATGAAAGATGCTTATTTAGATAGAATTGCGTTTTATGATATGTTAATAAAAACAAATTATAATGCGTTCGACTTCTACTGGAGACGCAACAATACCTAAATAATTAGGTATGAAAGCAAGACTCTCTCCCAACTTAATTTCCTTTATCACGGTTCGTCGTGGTAACTGGATTCTCAAGGTATCTGTTTATAAAAGTAAACAGGTAATGATAGTGAGTCGACACTTTTTTGATATGGATAGAACTAGCGTGAATTTTTTTATAGATCAAAACAGCGCAGCAGATTTTATTGAACAACTTGTTATTGAGGAATAATATGACAATCAAAGTATTTAAATTGATCAGTGGTGAAGAACTTATTGCTGACACAACATCTAGCTCTGATGCTGGATACCATCTAGAAACCCCAGCAAGCATCATGCTTCAGCAAACTGAGAACGGTCTCGGAGTTGGTCTAGCCCCTTACATGCCTTACGTTTCTGGTAAAGTCTATCTGAACAAAACAGCTATCGCAGCCGAAGGTGAGCCAGCGGACGCCATGCGCAACGAATACAGCCGTTTATTCGGATCTGGCATCCAGATCGCCCCTGCAGGCTCCGTCTTCACAGGCTAAACTGCCTCGCCAGCCCTCTAGACTAGAGGCTTCTGGCTCCCTCCAAACCCTGTAGAATCAAAGCCTTACAATCCCC